ACTTTATTGGAGAATTCTTAAGCAATTAATTAGTCAGGATGACTATTTTAAAGATTTTGAGCTCTATAAGTTCCAATTTGTTTGTGTCAACAGATTCTCAAAACTACCAATGAGTTGGTATTCTGATGATTGTGACCAACAAGGAACTATTAAGTATGAAACTGAATCTAAGAGAGTTTATACTTTAAGAGACCCAATTGAAATTGCAAAAGAGCTCCAGTCTTATCTTGATACTGAGGCTAAAGTTCCTAATGGAATAGAACTGAAGAAATCGAATAATATACAGAATTGGATAAAGAAAATATGAATAAAAATAAAGTAATTCAAGGATTAAGACTTATATTGGAAGGACTAGAAGCTGATAATGTTGCTATGAACAAGGAAGAAACTCTTCCTATTAACTTTGCAGACAACTCTATACTAGCTACTAGACTTGCTAATAGTTATCAAACTTATCATGCTGAAAGAGGAGTTAAGTCTTTGGTTAAAGATTTGAACTATATGGCTGATAATGAAGATAAAGTTGGATTCTTGATTAGTTGGTTAAGAAAGAATAGTGTTGAAGGAATTGAAGAGTTCTTTAAGAAGAATAAGAAAGAACAACAAACTTTGATTCAAGCAGCATTGAAAGATAATGAAGACCTTATTACAAATATTCTTACTAAAAGATTTGGATAATGAGTAAAATAGATAATGAGGCATGGGAGTGGTTAAATAAGAATGAACTGAGCTACAATATTTGGGACAAAAAGTATCGGTATAATGATGAGTGCTTTGATGCTTGGCTTAATAGAGTAAGTGGTGGAAATCTTTATATTAAAACTCTTATCTTTGAAAAGAACATGCTTCTTTACCCAATCAGCATTTACAATAATTCGTGTTTCCTTGTTTGTTTCCGTAAATTTACTTGTAATGTTGCATCTGCCACCTTTTTGAGCAACTTTTTGGCTGACATCATAGTGTACTCTATCCCCACCATTGTTACTTTCAAACTCGCATTGCTGCATATTTGTATCAACAATCAAATTAGATAATCGTTCATACTGAACACCAAAATCTGTATTGTCATCACAAATACAATCCACGCAATAATAATCTTCATCGTATTGCAAACAAGCTGGCATAAACATAAAGTCTGTACCTTTGTTTTTTACATCGCATATTCCCCAAATAGCATCGGGTTCTCTTAATGGTAATGAATCATATCGTCTTAAATCTTCTTCGTGATATAACAGACCTTCACGTTCAATCGGTTCGTTCTTGTAAAGGCATTTATACGAAATATCATCCATTAGCAATTCTTGATCCTTGAAAAACTCAACCGACATTCCGTTGTATTCGTAATCGAAATTGCTTGTTTCTGTTTCAGGGTCAATATCGGGAACTGCTATGAATTTTGCTCTTTCATTTCCGTTATACGCTCTTTGCAATCTTCCAATTACATCATGTACAGACCATCTTGTTGCAATGTGTATTTCCTTAACATTTTCATTCAGTTTTCTTTGTCTAGCATCGGTTGAATAGATGTTCCACAATTTATCAAGTTGATTTTTGTTTAATGCTTCTTCGATTCCACCGATCAAGTCATCGCAAAATAAATATCTATTACATCGAACCTTACCGGCATTCTTACTTCCAACTGATGTGCATTGCAAATTCGCAAAAGGCTTGTAGTTATTAAAGTTAATACATTCTCTTTTTGCATCAGTACTTTTCAATACTACATTTGGAAAAATCGTGCTCCATTTATACTCATCCGAAGTTGTAATATCAAGAACTCCATCGTAATACATTCTTGTAATATCACCCGAATGAGAGAAAAATAAATTGTAATCGTCAGGATGTTTTCCGATAACCCATGATGTGAAGAATTTCTCAAGTGTAGTATTGTGAGTAATTACATAGTTATCCGTAATATACAAGTGACATGGTTCATCAATCATAATGCATTGACATTCTTCTTCTCCGATATATTCTATTTTTTTAATAAAACGCTTTTCTCCTAATTTCTTCTTGAAACAACGATCCTTTTTTCTTTTAAGAGAAAACATATCGGAATTATTTCTCATTCGAATGTATAACGTGTATATTTTTTTGCATTCAATCAACTCACCGTATTGGTTTCTATATTTTCCTACCCCTTCAGAAATACTTGCATATCCACCTAAAGAATGAACAAGCTCTACAACATCAAATGCTAATTGTTTTGAAGTTGTTGTATAAGAACAGTCACCTTGCTTCTCACCAACACTTCCATCCGTATCCATTAAGCCACGAAGAAGCCACAACCTTTGCTCATAACTTCCCAACAAATAATCTTTAGGAATATGCTTTTCTTCGCTTTTCTTTCCCCAAAGGTCATACTTTTCAAAAGCCTTTCTATATTTACTTTTACCTTTTGCATAATATGTATTTGTTTTTAATGAGTAATCGCATTGACCTTTATGAACAAACTCATACTGCAGCGGCATAAACAATTTCATTGTGTCTAATATTTCTTGGTCTTTTGTTGAAATAATTATATTTCCGCCACTAATTCCACCATCACCAAGGATTACACCCATAACATATGGTTCAATATCAAATTTCTTTTCAGAAAACTCTATTCTATCTACAAAATCAATTGAATAATTTTTTCGTTTTCCACCATCAACTTTGACATTATGAAGCATATCTTTTAATTCGATTACACGATATTTGTCTTGCCCATTATGTCTATTTTTTCTTCTGTCATCACTTGTTTGAACCTTCCACAAATGCTGATCTGAACATCTGCAAGTCGAACCATCATCAAATGTGATTTCGTAAATAGGCTTTACTCCTTGTGGATATACACCAACAACATTTGCAACATTTCCATTACCAGCAATAACTTTTTGCCCAACTTTTACATCACCCATTTTAATAAAGCCATTTGGGGTAAGGACTTTGGAATAAAGTGGTTGAGCTTTCCCTGTGCCGGGTGGAAGTGAAATAGACAAGACATCAAGTTTATCATCTTCCAAATCTTGCATAGCCTGAATAACACCAATCTTTAACAATTGTTTTCTTTTGGGTTCATAAAATTTGTTTTTAGGTTCTCTGTCTTTTTCAAGATATAAAAGATAACTGTCAAACAAATATGGTGCTTCAAGCAGCATTGTATCTAATTTCAACTTGTAAAATTTATCTTCTTCGTCTTTGTATTCCCATAAGTTATCCGTCCATTGCTTTACGAAATTAGTTATTGAGAATATAAAGTCTTTCTTTTCCGGACAATCTTCAAGCATATAACTAGCAACGGAATAATACCAAAGCAATTGCTCATATGTTGGTACATTTGAACCAACCATTTCATTTACACGCTTAATATCAGCTTTGTATTCTTCAAATGTACGCATAGAAAAAGACACCTTACCTTTCCAAGCAAAGTGCCTAATCCTTTTCACTCTGCCAATAATTTTTGTTGGTTAGTGCATACACTCGATTCGTATATGCAGTAATTTTTATGTCAAAAACGATTATTTTTGTAGTAGGCGAACACTTTATCACCTAACGCATTAAAATCGTTTTTAGCACACTTTTCTCTCGGTATATCTTCACCAAAAAGAAAATAATCGGATAGTCAGGTATCGAACCTGAAATGAATTGGGAGTGATTTTATGATTTTGTGATTATGGAGCTATTTTAGAATTCATTACACCATTGTCTATCCGCTATAGGTGGTACAAACCATCCAATTGTACCACCACTAATAAAGGAGAAACTTACTATGACTAGAAGTAAGTAACAGGGGTAGTTGGGTTCGAACCAACGAATGTAGGAATCAAAATCCTATGCCTTACCGCTTGGCAATACCCCTAAATTTTAAAACCACATCAAAAATATGGCTAATGCTAACACTATCGCAAACAACCAATATGCCATCACATTCTTTTTTGCTTTGTACGACATTGCGATTGTTCCAATCGAATAACCAGACAATAAAATTGTTTCAACAATTTTCAATGCTATCATTCTTTTACCACCTTAACCGGACACCATTTGGGTTTCTTGTTGTAGTTTGTTCTTCGCATTTCGCTATCTGCCAAACAAACTAATTCGTTTAATTCTTTAACTTCAGAACAAAATGTGCAGTTATAACAACCTTTTGGAATCTTGTTTAATTCAATATATCCTTTTGCCATTACTTCACCCCAGTTGACCCAAAGCCATTTCTGTCTTTATTTCCCAATGTAGATACGGTATCAAATACAATCACCGGTTGATTTTCCATAATTCTAAACTGACAAATTCTTTCATCTTTCTTGATGATTGTTACCGCTTTTCCATCAATAAAACTTCTTGACTCAAGGCAATATGCCGGGAAATGCCATTGGTCATTATCTCCACAATATGAGTTATCAATAATTCCAGTTGAATTTGTCATTATGATTCCATAGTTCTTAAAAGTACTAGATCGTGGAACAACGTGAGCTTCATATCCTGTTGGCAGTTCCATTGCAATTCCAAGCGGAATCAACTTAAATTCGCCTTTCTTAATCACAATATCTTCTGCTGCTCTTAAATCAATCCAATCACCATTATTAATTTTCTCGATTTTAGTTATGCTATCGTCAAAATATTTAATCTTGATTCTTTCCACTAGTCAATTTCTCCTTTATCCATTCGCAATACATAAGAAAATCAATCATTTCTTCTTGCGCATATTCAATTCTTTCGATAATTTCCGGTATTTGATTATCTTCTATGGTCTTTCCATACGTTTTTAGACCTTTTTCTTTTTGTTTTTTCTGCATATTGCAGATATTTTCCCAATATCCCATTAGTCTAAATCTTCAAGACCTTTCAAAATATCAATGAATTCTTCTTCTTTCTCCGTATATTCATCACCAAGCAAAAGCTCCACAATTGCTTTCGCAAAAATCTTCTTGGTTTTGCGTTTCGTTGTTGATTTTGCAATTGCCCTGTCTAGTGATCTGCCAACTCTATTTGAATCAATAAGCAGAATTGCAAGATATTTAATATAACTCATCGCATCTTCAAATGACCGACTTTCTTCAAGTTCCTGAATCTTATCAAGACATTCATCCATAAAAACCATTGATTAACCACCTTTTTATTTTTTGGATTTTTTTAACTCGGCATTTTATAATAACCATTACTGCCATTCATCGTTAAAATGTTCATTAACTCTGTTTTTGCTTTTTCAAGTGTGTTAAATTCACCTAGAGTTATTTCATCACCATCGGGGAACATACATCGTAAGAAAAATCCATCAGCTTTCCATTGGAAAATTTTAATTGAAACCGATTTATCTATATTTACAATCTCTTCTTGATTTTGCGTTAAGACAAACATTTATCTTCCTTCCCAGTTAAATCAATATACTCGATAAAGTATTTGCTCCTAGTTTTTACCCTAAACGGACTATTCTTAATTTCTTCATCACTTGTCTGCATAACCATCTTAAACAAATGTGCGTTTTTATGGAAATATATTTTTGTTCCATCGTTCATTTGTTCGATTGCAAACTCATAATTGTGTTCCATTATGTATTCTTCACTAAATCCATACTTTTCAAACATCTTAATTAAATTATTATTTTCTGTTTCAATGATTTTATTAATTATTTATTCCATGCTCATATCTATTACTTATCTCTCCCAATTAAATAACTGATTATTGTTAATCCCAACATACAAATAATAAATAAATACTTAATCCACATATTTAATCCCCATTATCTTTAATCTATTTATTTTATATATTACTTCTTAACATCACTAAACTTTTTATGTTGTTTGTTATATTAAAGAACAACCCTTTTTGTTTTGGCGGATATTTTTGGGGGTAACCGGGGCGGTACGGCTGCCGTTCAATTTACCCCTAGGGGTCATATTCCCTTTGATATATACCACAACAAAATATATCAATTTCGTTGACTTATAAAACTATTCGCAAAACCTTTGTTTCGTGAACTAAATAAAATCAATATATTGTAGGGGTTATATTCCACACCCATATATATTGTGCTTTATTGTATTTAATGCCTGTTTAAAGTGTATTTTGTGCGCATACCACGGACTTTTAATCTATATCAATTGTCGGTAATTGCGGTAAATTGTCCGTTTTCGGTAATTGTTGCATTTCGTCACGGCTGATCCTTGTTGTATTATTCACATTGCTATTGTTCGCATATGGACTATTCCATCCGTAAAAATGATTTAAGATAGCAATTACCCCAACTGGATTTTTGCCGGTTAAAAGCTTATTGCTTAATGATTCTTGCCTTGATTCCGTCAGCTTTTTCCAAATGTCGGAACGTTGCGACGTTGCATTTTTTGCATTATCAGGTTTCTTCCATTCGTGAATAGTATCTGGATTAATACCTAATAAACGACTAAATCCTATAATAGATACTTCTTTATCATATAATAAACAATAATAGATATATGTATCACATATGTTATTAATCAATTCAAAATCATACATATTATAGTTATTAATCTTTTTATCTCTTAATAAATCTTTATTATTTTTAAATACATGATTATATATATATATTAAACACCCATTCCAAATACTTTGAGATTCTGTTTTCATTGACTCAATGTTTTGTTCCTCGCAAAACAATTTTATATATAATTCTATATCATTATTAAATATTTCTAATTGTTCATTATCCATTAAATTTACACCCCTTGTTTATATAAAATAAAAATCCCACTAATAAATTAATTATTAATGGGACTTAATCTACCTCATGTTATTTATTATTTTCTATGTTTTCCAGGTATTCCAGGACTAAATCATTAATTAATCCATTTACTGTATTACCTGACCGGATGATCCTATCCTTTGTGCCTTTTGGGAGTCGGCAGCTTACACAATCCCACAATTCTAATGCGCGTTGATTTTGTTTTTTTGCGCGTTGTTTTGATTTATTAATCAACTCTTTTTTGCTTTCCATTGTTTTTTATCCTTAAAAAATCAATTATCTATTGTGGATATTTTATATCATTAAAAATCAATTGTCAATTGTAAATTATCTATTGCAATTATCTATTGTTTATTTTATACAATTATCTATTGCAATTATCTATTGCAATTATGTGTTGTGCTATTTTGATGTTTTTATGCAATTAACTATTGCAATTGACTATTGCAAGGTATATTATACATATATAGCAATTAACTATTGATTTTTGAGAGGTGGTAAAAATGGAAAAAATTAAATACTTAAGTATTGT